TGTCCCTTTCGAAGCGGATGCCTCCGCGCCAGAACTGGAAGCCACGGCAGCACTCCAGCCTGAAGACAATCTGACGCCGGAAACGCCGAACGAACAGGAAGCGGCCAAGACTTTCTCGCAGGAAGAACTGGACGCGATCGTCGGCAAGCGCCTCGCACGCGAGCAGCGCAAATGGGAACGAGAGCAGGCTCAACGGCAGGCTGATCTTCAGGCGCTTCGCGCTCCTGTAGACATCCCGTCACAAGAGTACTTCAACTCTCCAGAGGACTACGCAGACGCGTTGGCCGAACGGAAAGCTGAGGAACTGGTCGCAAGGCGGGAAGCCGCCAAGCAGCAGACTGCCCTTCTGGAACAGTACCAGACGAAAGAGGAAGAGGCGCGGGACAAGTACGACGACTTCGAACAGGTCGCCTACAATCCCAACCTCCCTGTGACGGATGTGATGGCCCAGACGATCCAAGCCTCGGACAACGGCCCCGACGTAATCTATTACCTCGGTTCCAACCCGAAAGAGGCCCAGCGGATTGCCCAGATGTTGCCTTACATGCAGGCCAAGGAAATTGGACGGATTGAAGCTAAACTTAGCGACAGCCCGCCCACCCGGAGAACATCAACCGCCCCGGCACCGATTGTACCTGTCACTGCTCGCACCTCTGGTGCGCCTGCTTTTGATACCACTGATCCGCGTAGCATTAAAAATATGTCTACGTCAGAATGGATCGAAGCGGAACGGATGCGTCAGATCAAGAAGTACGAGGCACAACGCAACCGATAATTTGGGACTATAATCATGGCTAACTCAATTCTTACTATCGACATGATTACTCGCAAGGCTTTGGAAATCCTTGAGAATAATCTTGTCCTCACCCGCAATGTAAACCGCCAGTACGACGACAGCTTTGCCGTCGAAGGTGCTAAAATTGGCTCAACCCTGCGTATCCGCCTTCCTGACCGCGCTTTGGTCACCGACGGCGCTGCGCTTCAGGTTCAGGACGACAACGAGCAGTTCACAACCTTGACTGTTGCTTCGCAGAAGCACATCGGCGTGAACTTCACGACTGCCGAACTGACGATGCAGTTGGACGACTTTGCTGAGCGTGTTCTCAAGCCGCGCATTTCGCAGCTTGCCGCCAGCATCGACGCTGACGTTGCCAACTCCTTCAAAACCATCGGCAACACCGTCGGCACACCGGGCACTACGCCGGGTACGTCGGCAGTGCTTCTCGCCGCCCAGCAAAAGCTGAACGAGAACGCCGCTGTGATGTCGCCGCGCTACGCAACCGTCAACCCAGCCGCCAACGCTGGTTTGGTTGAAGGTCTGAAAGGTCTATTCAACCCAACCGACACAATCAGCAAGCAGTTCAAGAACGGCATGATGGGTACCGGCGTACTTGGTTTTGACGAAATCAATATGTCGCAGTCCATCAAGCAGTTTACCACCGGTTCGCGTACTGCAACTGGCGGCACCACTTCGGCTGCTGTTACTACTGAAGGCGCAACCACCATCGCCATCACTGGCGCCGGCGCATCTGCTACGGTTAAGGCTGGCGATGTTTTCACTGTTGCTGACTGCTTCAGCGTTAACCCACAGACCCGTGAAAGCACTGGTTCGTTGTTCCAGTTCGTTGCTCTGGCTGATGTCACGCTGGACGGTTCAGGCGCTGGTAATATCACTGTTGCTGCGGTCTACTCCGCAGCTAATGCTCTGGCTACGGTTAACACTCTGCCCGGTAACTCCAAGGCAATCGTGTTTGTTGGCGCGGCTTCGACGCAGTACCCCCAGAACCTTATCTACCACAAGGACGCTATCACCTTCGCTACCGCCGACCTTCTGCTGCCGCAGGGTGTCGATACGGCGTCGCGTCAGGTGCATAACGGCATCAGCCTACGTATCGTTCGTCAGTACGACATCAACAACGACCGTATGCCTTGCCGTATTGACGTTCTGTACGGCTTCAGCACGATCCGTCCGCAGATGGCCGTCCGTATGTGGGGTTGATTTAATCGTGGCCCCGGCTTTGGCTGGGGCCGACTTTTTACAGGAGAATTAAAATGGCACTTCCTAATGGTTCCGGCGGCTACCAAGTTGGTGATGGCAATCTTAACGAGATTTCCTTCTCTAACTTTACCATTCCGACGACGATCACAGCCACCGCAACGCTTACCGTAAATGATCTTGCGGCGGGCATTGTTATCTACAACTCGGCCAGCACAGGAACTTTGACGTTGCCTACGGCTACTCTCACTGACGCGGCTTTCAGCAGCGCCAAGGTAGGTAGCTCGTTTGACCTTGCTCTCGTTGCTTTGGCCGCTGGCGTTCCTACCATTGCGGTTGGCACTGGTTGGTCGCTTGCCAGCACCTCTGGTGCGGGCGTTGCGTCTAAGAGCGTTCTATTCCGCGCCGTCAAGACTGGCGACGCGGCGTATTCGCTGTACCGCATCGCGGGTTGATGGGTTTGCCCCGGCTTTGGCCGGGGCAACCTTTTTAGGAGAGAGACAATGGCAAACAGCAAATCTATCGGTGTGGCATTTCTTGACCAAGACATTGTTGGCGCGCAGTATCTTCTGGCTGACGAACAGATTGGCTATACCGCTGCGGCGCAAGGTACGGTCACGCAGTTGACCAGCAAGTCTACTGGCGTCACGCTGAACAAACCAGCAGGCGTCATTACGATGAATAACGCGTCTTTGGCTACCGCCACTAACGCTACATTCACGCTAACCAACAGTTTCATTTCTGCAAATGACACTGTTATTCTTACCCGTGCGTGTGAGCAAGCAGCCCCCGGATCATACAACGTGTTTGCTAACGCGCTGGCTGCTGGCTCTGTCAGCATCACGCTGCGCAACATTTCTGGTGGTTCACTGTCAGAAGCGATTGTGGTAAACTTTGCAATCATTCATTGCGTATAACTAAATTGGACGGCTTTCGGGCCGTTCATTTTATGAGGTTTTTATGTCTGTAATTTATCTGGTTCACCCGACGCACGGCGCAAAAGTCGCTATTTCAAACGAAGAAGCGATTTATGATGAAGATTTTGGCTGGGTGAGGTATGATATCGACGCGGGCGTTGCAAGCGCCCCAGCTAACCAATTGGCGTCTCGCCCCCGTGGGCGTCCTCGCCGGATACCGCAGGAAGACTAAGTTATGGCAACGGCTGGCGACATCATTAACGGATCGCTACGCCTGCTGGGCGTGTTAGCTGAAGGCGAAGTTCCTTCGGCTGAAACGTCGCAAGACGCGCTTAACGCCATGAACCAGATGATTGACAGTTGGAACACCGAGCGCCTAGCTGTGTTTTCAACGCAGGACCAAGTGTTTACGTGGCCTGCAAGCACTATCAGCCGCACACTTGGGCCGTCGGGCAATTTCGTAGGAAACCGCCCCATTCTGCTTGACGACGCCACCTACTACATTGATGCCAGCACAGGCGTTAGCTACGGCATCAAGATGATAAACCAGCAGCAATACGACGGCATCGCGGTGAAAACGGTCACTTCGACCTACCCGCAAGTTATTTTTACAAACATGAGCTACCCAAACATTGAAATGTTTGTCTACCCTGTGCCTACCCGCGCACTGCAATGGCACTTTATTTCTGTTACCGAACTGACGCAGCCCGCTACGCTGGCAACCGACTTAAGCTTTCCGCCGGGGTATCTGCGCACGTTCCGCTACAACTTGGCGTGCGAAATGGCACCGGAGTTTGGCGTTGAGCCATCGCCGCAAGTGCGGCGTATTGCTATGACCAGCAAGCGCAACATCAAGCGCATCAACAATCCTGATGACGTTATGTCGATGCCATACAGCATTGTGGCAACTCGTCAGCGGTACAACATCTTTGCAGGGAATTATTAAATGGCTAACATTGCTATCTCCGCGCTACCTGTCGCCGCTTCGCAAGCTGGCGCTGATGTGTTGCCGATTGTTCAGGCCTCAACCAGTGCAACTAAGCAACTATCCGTAACCAACCTATTTACCAGCCCAACGTTTGTTACGCCTGCATTGGGAACGCCGACTAGCGGTAACCTGTCGAATTGCACCAGCACCTCTATGGTACTAACAACCCCGGTATTGGGGACGCCGACCAGCGGTAACCTGTCGAATTGCACTAACCTACCTATTTCAACGGGCGTATCCGGTCTTGGGGCAAGCGTCGCTACTTTTTTAGCTACCCCTACATCAGCTAATTTGCGGACTGCTTTGACAGATGAGACAGGTACAGGATCAGCAGTGTTTGCAACTTCACCTACGATCACTACGCCTGTATTAACTTCCCCCACACTGACAGATGTATTGGCTACATCGGCAGCAGCCCCTACTATAGCAAGCGCGGCTACTATAGCGCCGACAAAAGACATTACGTTTATAAGCGGGGTAGCGGCTATCGCTACAATTACTGCTCCTTCGCCTATATCAACGGGCGGCGGAACCATAACTTTAATACCCACAGGTATTTTTACAACCACTACGGCGGGGAACATTGCGCTGGCGTCTACGGCTGTAGTCAGCAAGGCTTTGACCATGACTTACGACGTTACGACGGCTAAATGGTATCCGAGTTACTAAGCAATGAAAACTCCCATCCTTGGTTCCGCGTATGTCGCTAGAAGCGTCAACGCTGCCGACAACCGCATGGTCAATCTGTTTCCAGAGATTGTCCCTGAAGGCGGCAAGGAACCAGCGTTTCTTCAGCGTGCGCCGGGGCTGACTACCCTAGCGACTGTTGGTACTGGCCCTATTCGCGGGTTGTGGACTTATGGCAGCTACGGTTACGCCGTGTCCGGTTTCACGCTGTATCAGATAGACAGCAACTGGAACGCAGTTGCGAAAGGTACTGTGGGCGGCTCTGGCCCTGTCAGCATGGCTGACAACGGCACGCAGCTATTTATTGCAGCTAACCCCCAAGGTTATATTTACAACGCCAGCACCGACGTGTTCCAGCAAATTATTGATCCTGACTTCCCCGGCGCTAGTACGGTCGGTTACATTGATGGCTATTTTACGTTCAACG